GTGTAAATAAACTCTGTCTGTTGGCTTAAGACCAAAAAAAGTCTGATCCAATTTGAAATGTTGCCAAGAAGGTGCCTCCGGCCTCACCTTCAAATTCGTATTCGTAGTTAATCTTGGGAGACTTTTCAGCTATATATTTTCTAAACTTTTTAGCATCTTTAGCTAAAAATTCATACCGAATAAATTTTTCTATATCAGCTGACTTTCTGCTATCGTTAACTTGTGTGATTGTTTTTGTCAATAAACCTGATATTAACTCGGCTTCATCAATGCTTTCTAATATATCAGATGAAGCAAATTTGAATTTTATTTTAGTAGTATCATTTACTTCATATTCGAATTCTCCATTCTTATCTGCAGATAACTTGAATGGAATTGGTTTTAATTTAGATAAATCTACTACCCTGTCTAATGCTGTTCCTGTTTTTGGATCTGCTACTGTTACTGGATAATCTTTTCCGTAACTAACAATCCTTGCGGTAATAAGTAAACTATCTTTGTCTACTCTTGCAACTGTGTTATAATCAATATCACTAACAATTAATGCTTCCAATAATTTATCTAATACTACGCCTTCACGCATAAATGAAGCATTAGTTAATATATCTTCATCATATGCAGTCATATACCGCATTTCTATTATTCCTTTTCTTAATGGATTTGATTCGGGATATATATCTCCGCCAGAAGCTAGCCGAACAAGCTCTACAGGCAATTTACCTCGCTGGGTTGATTGATACTCTTTTTTTGCTAATTCAATTATATTTTTATCATAACGATCTGTGTGCTTTGCCATTTTTATTATCCTTTATAACTTTATTATAAATATAAGAACACAAAAAAAAGACCCCTTAAAGGAGTCTCTTTTCATTCAAATGAGGGATGAATTTAATATTGTAATACTGCGTAATCGTATTTTAATGTAAGTTCTATTTCTACAGCTCCTTCGGTGGCCCAATCATGTGATCCAAAATTTGAATCTCCAATCCATGCGCCTACCAATTTCCACTCTTCTATTTTTTCTCCTAATGCTGATAATGCGTGTAATCTAATATCCCTTTTATATAAATCTGAATACCCATCTCTTCCTGTTAATGATTCGTGGTGATATCTTATCCATTCCATTACTGATGCTGCTCCGCTATCTGTAATTGCATCGTATAATGTAATTGATATATCATTCCATCTAGACTTACCTTTTACTTTCCTATCGATATTAATGTGGTCCAATACAACCTCTCCATTTGTCATGGATGGCCTAGCAGAGGCTTTAATAAGATATGCTGGTAAATCATCACTGTACATGATAAATCTATTTTGATATTTTGGTTCCCACGAAAACGCAGAATGAAATAAATCATTTTGTCCTATATCTGATTGTGGGTCTGCGTAATTTTCTAATGAATGTGGCATTTTTAATCTTTCTTCTTTTAATATAAATATTATCTAATTAGATTTTTATTCAGGGAATGTTGCTCCCGTTGCTTGTATATTGAAATCTAATATAATAAACTCTGCAGTTCTAGTTGGCTGTAAAAATATTTGTCCATATAATATATTTTGATCTATTAAATCTGGCGTGTTATTTGATGCGTCCATTACTACTCTAAAAGCACTTAATCCTTGTTGTGATCTAACACTTTCTAGATATGGGTTTGCTATATTTAAAAATTTATTTCTTGTTGCAGTCGTATTTTGTTCGAATACTAAATATCTTGTTGCAGAAGCGATAAACTTCTTAACTGTAATTAATAGTCGTCTAACATTTACTCTATCTAACGCAGATGGTTTTGCTTGAAGTGTTTTTTGTCCCCAGATAACAATTCCCTCATTTGGGAAATTTGCTATTGGATTAATTCTAGCTTCATATAAATTATCTCTGTCTGATTGAGTTAGGTTTTCATATGTTCCGGTTACTCCTGATAATCCGCCCCTATTTAATCCTGCTGGTGCATACCACGGTGCAGCAATTGCATCATTAAATGATAAAGCTCCAGGAACTACTACAGATGGTGGAACCCACATTGGAAGATTTTTTGATTGATCTATAATCCTAACCCATGGAAAATATGTCGATGTATAATTTGAATCTAAACTATTAACTTCAGTTATTGTAGATGAAATACTATCTGTTAATGCATTTGCGTCCATTACATAAAAAGTATCTTGTCTATCTTCTGCTAATTGTCTAGCATCAGCTGTTACGGCACTATGTAATCTATGTATAATGCCCGGTGTAATTAACATATTCATATCATAATAATCAGTGTTGCTTAATGCTGCAAATGCTTTTTGATATGCCTTAGTACCTGTTGATGTTGCACTACTACAATCAAATCCAAATGTATTAGTAGATTTAATATTAGTCCCACGAAATTTAGGTAAATTTGGTTTTTCACCATCAAACCCTCCTTGTGCTGGAACCATAAATTTCCTGGTTGATGTTGCAATATTGCTAGTAAAAGAACCACTAGCACCTGTTAATGCATCTTGCAATGATCCTGAGTATGGGCTAACTATACTAGGAAATCCTACTTCTGCATCTTGTAACATATCTCCTATATAGAAATCTGCATTGCTTCCGGTATTTGATCCTGATGTTGGTAGTGGTGATAAATATTGTAAATTTTGAATATTTGTATAATCAAATCCGAAATAATTTTTACTATTATAACTACCAACAACTTGTGAAGTATTATATGATATTGGCTGTAGATTTAAATTTCCTGCTGAACCAGATACATCTGGAATTGGTGAATTTGGAGCTCTAAAACCAAATGGTACTAATGTTTTATTAATTGTTTTAGCTTTTACGCCTTCAGTGGGTTCTATTCTAATATATTTTGATACATTTGGATAATCTCCATTATCAAATATTTTTCCTACGCTATTAATTGTTCTATATTGATCTCCTATTCTTCTTACAACATAATTTACAGAATCTGGATCTAAATTACACCCTGTATATGATTCTACTATATCCGGTGTTCTGTCAGTGTCAGCTGAATCGAATGGTGAATTAGGAAGATGTACATTATTAATTCTTCTTACTTCTACTGTAAATGTTCCATACCCATTCGGATCTACTACTTCAGAATCAATTCTTATATCTCGAATTCCAACCTTTACATCATAATTTTCAACATCTCCATGAGATAATGTATGAAATTTAAATAAATTAACAGTGGTTGTTCCTATTTTTTGTGAAGTAACCCATGGTGTTGATGCGGCTTGATAGTCTTGTAAAAATTCATAGTTATCAATTATTGCTAATGACATTGATACTTTAGATGATGATGATACAAATAAACTAGTTGCAGCTGAATTTTCATATTGTACATATACTGGATAATCTACACTTTTTGGATTGGTGCCAAAAACTTTAGTTAAATAATCATTTTGGGAAGAATCAATTGATGATGAAATAAACCCTGTTGATAAAAAAGCAGAATATCCAGGTATGGATGTATCTGTATCAAATGAACCTGATATTTTTATTTCGAATCTTCCTCCGTTGTCTGTATTTAATGAAGAGGATTCAAATACATTTCCAGAACCATCTGTTGATACTGGAATAGTTGGATGTAAAATATGTGTTACGTATGCAGTACTTCCTGATTCTGCGACTACTGCTAATGCTCCTTTTGTTAATTTATATCCATCTTCATACAACAATCTTGTAATTGTCATTACTCCAGAATTGTTTAAATATCTTTCTACTGTATATGGAACATATGATTCTTCTGTATACGAACCAAATATTTCTTCAAACTCTGAATATGAATTTACTTTAGTTGGAATTAAGGCTGGGCCTTTAATTGTTGGACCTATTATCGAGGCTCCTATTTCACTAACACCTCGCTGTAAAAAGCTTTGGTCTTTTTCATTGGTAAATACACCTGGCGATACTATTCTTTCTGCCATTCAATTTCTCCTATAATTTTTTATTATAAATATGGATTGATACAGCCAAACTTACTCGATTGAAGTAAATGTTCCTTGCTCGATATTAATTTGTCCATCTCCATATTTTTCTTTTAAGTTTTCTATTAATTCAAATTCTTGTTTTTTTAGTTTTTCTAAACTAGAAAATACTTCTTCTTTTGCAGAAACTATCTGTTGTAATTGTTGATTTACATTATATTCATCAACAGATACCATTCCTAATTGCATACTATTTTGAGAATAATCTTCTCTCAATTTATTAATTGATTCTAAATCTGTTTTATCAATCTTCTTCGTTGTCATAATAACCTTTTTAATTTATATTATAATAAAAATTTTTGTAACTTCCTAAGACATTCTAATTTTTATGTAGCTTCCACTTCTATATAATCCACCCAATGGAACTCCCCCTGCTCCTGCTAATACATCTGTTGCATAATTTAAGCTAGCTGATACTTGTGTTAATGTTATATATCCTGTACCGTTTAATGTTCCAGCTAATGATCCTGCAAAGCTTCCTGTTCCGGAAGTTGCATGACTTGATGTTGTTGCATATGATGCAGATACACCTGTTAATGAATGACTAGATGTTACTGCATATGAGCTAGATATAATTCCTGTTATTCCACTACCTTCTGCGGACATTGATGTTGCTGTTAATGTTCCTATTACATCGGTAGAGCCAGTAACAATTAATGATCCAGATATATTAATATCATATGCTGAAACTTTTGAAAATGCATCGGTTATTTGTGTAATATGAGATGCAACAATTTTGCTTCCATCTGTTATTCCGGTACTAGAAATTGAATTTGCCATAGTTGATTATATTCTTTCTATTATAAATATCGTATTGTATACCAAACCTAACTTATATTGAACCCGAAGTCCAAGCTTCTGTTGCCATTAAGGTTAAACAATCAGCGTGGTTACCAGTCCAAGTAGGAACTACACTTCCAGAAGGAGTTATAAATGATGGCCAATTTTTTGTATGCCATTTTAATACAAATTCTGTTTCATCTATTGATTTTCTAACTGTTGCTGCTGATGTCTCCATTAATTGGGAAAAATCAACTTCTCCAATATCTGCTGTTAATGCTGTTGCATATGTTCTATCTGAGTAATCCATTTATATATAAATATGTTGTTATAAATTAAATCTTCCTTTTAATGCGTTATAGTTGTGTAGGACTTCGTTTGCTGATAAGGCGCGGGTGTAAATGTGAACGTTCGCTATATTCCCTGGGAAGGGGCCTGCAATATCGCTTCGTCTTGCACCTATCAACAAATCATTTGTAGTTGTGAAAGTTCCATTACTTGCGTAAGTTGTTGCCACTGTTTTTAATAAAACCCCATTTTTATACAACTTTAAATTAGCTTGATCCCAAGTAACTAAAATATGTTGCCAAG